AAACAAAACCGTGATGCTAGACTGATGGAACTTGACCCAAAATACTGTGATGTCATAATAAAGCGGTGGCAAGAATTTACCGGAAAACAAGCAGTTCATGCCGAAACCGGGCAGGAATTCGGGAAACTGTAAGTATTTGATATAACAAAGGATTCTTTAATAACTTTTAGTTATCTTCCGACTATAAAAAGATGCAAGAACACGAACCAACAGAAAAGACAAGAACTCAGGTGCAACAGGCATCGGGATTAGGGCTGCCACAAGAGCAAATTGGGGCGCTGATTGGCATTAGTGATAAAACCTTGCGTAAATACTACGCTACTGAGCTTGCCTTAGGTAAAGCCACAGCATCTGCTTCTATCGCTAAATCCCTGTTTAACAAGGCGCAGGCTGGGGATACAACTGCAATGATTTGGTGGACAAAAGCGCAGATGGGCTGGGGTGAAACCAATACGACAAAACTAGCAAACCCAGACGGCTCGGCAATTGAAGGTTTCCAAATAGTCTTTAAAGACGGCAACCATGAATCTAGCGCAAGTTGAATTTCCTGTAAAACTACAATGCCTGTTCAAAAAGAGCAGATACAAAGTTTTATGGGGAGGCAGAGGAGGAGCAAAGTCTTGGGGAATAGCACGGGCTTTGCTTATCTTAGGCACTAAATCAACCCTGCGAATACTTTGCGCCCGTGAATTTCAAACGTCAATCAAAGATTCAGTACATAAACTATTGAGCGATCAAGTCATTGCTTTGGGATTGACAGAGTTTTACGATGTAATTGACAGAACGATTCGGGGCAAAAACGGCACAGAATTTAACTTTGTTGGCTTAAAAAATAACGTAGCCAACGTCAAATCATACGAAGGCGTTGATATTTGCTGGGTAGAGGAAGCACAAAGCGTATCGTCTAGAAGCTGGGAAGTGTTAGTCCCGACAATTCGTAAGGAAGGCTCAGAGATATGGGTATCGTTTAACCCAGAGCTTGAATCAGATGCCACTTATCAGCGTTTTATTGTTCACGCGCCTGAAAACGCCCTAGTACAAAAGATCAACTGGTCAGACAACCCGTGGTTTCCTGAAACGCTAAACATGGAGCGTATGACGTTAAAAAGCCGTGACCCAGAGGCTTACAACACGGTTTGGGAAGGTTTATGCCGTCAAACTGTGGACGGAGCGGTGTTTGCCCGTGAAATACAAAGTGCCGAACTAGAGGAAAGAATCACTAAAGTCAGATACGACCCAACCAAACCAGTTCATGCGGTTTTTGACCTTGGCTGGGCTGATTCGACAAGTATTTGGTTTGTTCAGTTCATAGCTCAGGAAATTAGGCTAATTCGTTACGTTGAGGACAACCAGCAGACAGTTAGCCATTATTTGTCATTGATGCAGACTTTCGGGTATATTTACGACACACTATGGCTACCGCACGATGCCGAGAATAAGACTTTGGCAGCTAACGGTCGGTCTATACAGGAGATTGTCAAAAATGCCGGATTTAAGACCAAAATCATCCCAAGAACATCAATTGCAGACTCCATCAACGCAGCCAGAACCATCTTCAGAAACTGCTGGTTTGACCGGGACAACTGTTATGACGGACTGCAATGCCTTAGACACTACCGTTACGAAGTTGACCCAGACACTAAGCAATTCTCCAAAAACCCGTTACACGATCAATATTCTCACGGTGCCGATGCGTTCAGAATGATTGCTTTGGGTGTACAAGAGACTAGGCAAACCAAACAAAAGAGGGTAAACTATAATTCATTTGGTCAACCGCTTTCATGGATGGGCTAATGGCATCACAATACAACGACATGGACGATTACGATCCGATCATTGAGGAAGCTAAACAGTTCCTTAAATTAGCCAATGATGCGGACACAATGAATAGGCAAGAAGCCTTAGAGGATATGAAGTTTGCCTCAGGTGGCGATCAATGGCCTATAGAGCTTCAAAATTCCCGTAACCTAGAATCCCGTCCTGTTGTCACTATTAATAAGCTAGACGGATATTGCCGTCAAGTAACCAACCAGCAACGTCAGCAGCGCCCCAGAATAAGGGTTCATGCGACTAATACAGTTCAAGACGCAGCGGACGCTAAAGTCGTTCAGGGAATGATTAGACACATTGAGGTAAATTCAAATGCTGATAATGCTTATGATAATGCTTACAATTATGCTGTACGGATGGGTTGGGGATATATACGAGTTGACCATAGATATGTAAGGGAAGACTCTTTCGATCAAGAGATTTACATTGATCCTATTGACAATCCGTTCACCGTTTACATGGACCCCAACTCAATCGCAGTTGACGGGTCAGATCAGGAAAGATGCCTAATTACCACAATGATTCCAAAATCTACGTTCAGGGAAATGTATCCTGATGCAGATGAGACATCATTTTTACCCCGAGGCACAGGCGATTCTCAATCTGAATGGATTACCAAAGAAGATATCAGGATTGCCGAATACTTCTACACAGTTCGGGAAAAAGCCACTTTATATCAATTGTCTGACGGGTCATCAAGATTCGCAGATGGCAAGGATTTCTTTGAGCGCATTGAATTAGCAGGCTTACAAATCCTAAATGAACGTCAATCCGTTAAAAAGACGATTAAATGGAAGAAACTCACCGCTATTCAGGTTTTAGAAGAACGTGATTGGGCTGGGTATTACATTCCAATCGTGCCTGTTTACGGTCGGCATGTTGTCATCGGAGACAAGCGTAAGAAATTTGGTATGGTTCGCCATGCTAAAGACAGTCAAAGACTATACAACTATTGGATTACGTCACTAACCGAGTCTGTTGCCCTAGCTCCTAAAGCTAAATGGGTGATGGCAGAGGGTCAAGACGAAGGTCATGAGTTGGACTGGGCTGCTGCAAACATTAAGTCAATGGCTGTTTTGCGCTATAAACAGACCGATATTGACGGAAACCCTGCGCCACCACCGATTAGACTTCAACCCGAACCTCCTCCAGCTGGGGTTATGGCTGCGGCGCAAGAGATTAACAACGACATGGCAACGATTATTGGAATTTACGATCCAAGCCAACAATTGCCCGGAAATATGTCTGGTAAAGCGTTAAATGGTCAGCAAATGCAAGTTGACCTGACAAACTTTGACCTTTACGACAATCTTACAAAGTCAATGTGTCACGTTGGAAAAATCATTCTTGATCTGATTCCCAAGATTTACGATGTCCAAAGGATGATGAGGATTATTGGGGATGACGGCAGACCTGAGCTATTGACAATTAATGAGCGAGATGCGGTTGGACGGGTTAAAAATGACGTAACTGTGGGTCAATATGACGTGGTTATGGAAACTGGACCGGGTTACAACTCCAAGCGTCAAGAAGCGGTTGATGCGATGATGCCTTTACTTGCTAAACCAGAGCTATTTAACGTTGCTGGGGACTTGGTGTTCAGGAATATGGACTTCCCCGGTGCTGAAACCATTGCCGATAGACTTGCTGCAATGAACCCACTTAGCCAGATTGACGAACATTCTGAGATTCCACCACAGGCTCAGATGATGATTAAGCAAGCGCAGGCACAAGTTCAGCAGATGCAACAACAAATGCAGGCTATGCAGTTGGCTATGCAGCAAAGGTCTGACATTGAGCAAGTCAAGCAGGACAATGAGACCAAACGTGAACTTATGCGCCAAACTGCTAAGGCACACGACATTGAGATGCGAGACGCAGAGCGTAAGTACGTTGCCGAGCTTAATATTCAGGGCAAGGCAGATGATGCAAGTCTCAAAGCACAAACACAACTTGAAGTTGAAAACATTAAGGCTCAGGTGGCTTTGATGTTGGCACAGATTGATAGAATCTCAGCGCATCAAGCGTCATTAGAAACAACAGAAAGGGCTGTGTAATGCCAACCGTAACAAGTCAAAACAAAGCCGAATTTGATAGAAATGAATTATCAAAGAAAAAACAACCAAAACTATCTGCTGGTGAATTAGCTGATAGAGCTTGGGGAATAACCGCTAAAAATTTTCCATCTGCTGAAGGAATGTCAGCTCATAGAGAAGCTGCAAAAGCATATAGAAAAGAAAAAGAACATAAATATGCTGAAAATCACGAAAGTGCTGCTTTTTCACATATGGAAGCATTAATGAAAAACAAATGATTTCGGGCAAAGCCCAAAACCTTACCCGTCAGGTAGACGGGGTTAATTCTTAGGGTAACCTATGTCTGAGAAAGAAGCATCGTCTGTATTGACGAGTGAAAATAGTGGCGAATTTTATGCTCAAAAGTTAGGTTTAGCTAAAGAGCCTGAGACTGTGGCGGTTGAGGAAACTCCCGAGCCAGTAGCAGAAACTCCGCAGAGTGAACCAGAAGCAGAACCAGCCAAAACGACAGAGGAAACGGAAAAAAAGCCGAATCCGAAGCTCGAAAAGCGATTTTCTGAACTTACCAAGCAAAGGGAGCAAGCCCGTCAGGAAGCTGAAAGGGAGCGCCAAAGAGCTAATGAGTTAGAAGAACGTTTAAAGGCTCAAGAAAAGGCAACTCAACCTGTAAAGGTAGAAGACCCAGATCGAGAGCCACAGCCGGGTGACTTTACTGATGCCTTTGAATACGCAAGGGAATTAGCGAAATACGCGGCTGATAATGCGCTGAAAAACAGGGACAAAATTGAGGCTGAACGCAAACAAACTGAAGAACGCCAAAAGCTCAATGAAGCATGGAAATCAAAAGTTGAAGCGGCTAAGTCTGAATTACCTGATTACGAAGCTATGGTTGCCTCAAGCGACATCACCGTCAGCGATCAAGTAAGAGATGCAATTCTTGAAAGCGATGTAGGTGCAAAGATTCTTTACCATCTGGCAGAGAATCCCGAAGTAGCCGAGAAGATCAATGGTCTGTCTGTGGTCAGCGCATTAAGAGAGATTGGAAGGATAGAGGCTAGGTTTGAAAAAGCCCCTGAAGTCAAGCCTGTCGTAAAAAAGAGCAATGCTCCAGCGCCTATCACACCGATTCGTGGAGGTTCTAACGTTGACGTACCTTTAACTTCCGATGGGGAGTTTACGGGCACACCAGCTCAATGGAAAGAACTAAGACGTGCCGGTAAGATTAGGTAACACAATCTTTAAAAGGAAACAAAATGTCAAATAATCTGTTGACGATTTCCAAGATCACAAACGAAGCGTTGATGGTCTTGGAGAACGAACTTACATTCACTTCAGAAGTAGATCGTAACTATGATGACCAGTTTGCGGTCGTGGGTGCGAAGATTGGAAATACTGTCAACGTTCGCCGCCCCGGTAGGTTCATCGGTACTACGGGTCCAGCGCTTAATGTTGAAGACTTTAACGAAACTTCTGTGCCAGTAACTTTGAGTACGCAATTTCACGTTGATACTCAATTCACCACGCAGGATCTTGCATTATCTTTAGATATGTTTAGTGACCGTGTGTTGAAGCCTGCTGTCGCTGCAATTGCTAACAAGATTGACCGTGATGGTTTGAACGTTGCTGCTCTTCAAACTGCCAACATCGTTGGAACTGCTGGTACACCTCCAACAGGATTAATCACCTTCTTAACGGCTGGTGCTTATCTTGACTCTGAAGGCGCACCAAGAGACGGTCGTAGATCTTGTATCATCGAGCCATTTACATCTGCAACAATTGTTGACAGCTTAAAAGGTTTGTTTGTTCCACAAGAAGCGATTGGCGAACAGTACCGTAAAGGTTTGATGGGACGTGATTCTGCTGGTGTTAACTGGAAGCTCGACCAAAACGTGGTTGCACAAACTTTCGGTTCTTATTCTGGCAACACATTGTCTGCTGACACAACTGCTCAAGTTGGTTATTTGACAAGTGGCTGGGCACAGTATTCCACAATTCAAATTAAAGCATCTTCAGCTTCTACATTGAACGCTGGTGATACTTTCCAAATTGCTGGTCTATATGCAACCAACCCACAAAACCGTCAGGCTTATGGTTCAGGCAAGTTGCGTAACTTTGTTGTTCAATCTACTACAACAGTAGGTACAAATGCAACAAACATCGTTGTTTCTCCTGCAATCATTATCGGTGGTCAGTTCCAAAACACAATCGTGATCGGTTCTACATCTACTAC